TGTTTGAGCCGCCTCCCTCATTGGGTCCAGCCAGGGTGAAGCCACCATCTAACTCTGTGACCGAGCCTCCGCCGGTGGTGGTGAATGTCCAGACAGGCATCGCCAGAATCGGCGCGACCATAGAGCAGGTCAGGATGATGCCCAGCAGTGGGAACGCAAGCCGCCTCACTTAGCGAGCAGCGATGCGAGTAGCGGCACGAGTACGCTGAACAACAGCGCACCGATAGCCACTAGTCCTCCTTTGAGTTTGTCCACATCTGAGCGCACCTGATCCAACTTGGCAGAGTGAGAGTCCAGCCGCTCGATCAGTTGGTCAATCTGGCGTGGGGTCATCGTGACTCCAGCGCGGCAGTCAGCGCCAGCAGCGCGGCAGTTCGAGTTGCGCCTGTGCCGGTGGCAAGTGGCTCGCCGTTCATCTTGTCCGATGCCTGGGCAGTCCACACGCCGTCAATCTGGTCAAGCAGGATGACCTGCCAGCCCTTGACCGCAGAGGTGGCCATCGCTTGATCCAAGGCAGCAAGTTCAGGGTCCATTACGCACCGATCCTTCCAACGCTCAATGCTGGGAATACTCCTGCCACATTGGCGGTATTGAGTGCGCCGCCAGAAGTTTGCAATGCGTTGACCGTCACTAGGTCGCCAACAGCGAGATACAAGTTGGTGCTTACCGAAAGGTTGGTCGTACTGGCAGATGCGGCAGAAACATTGACGCTGCCAGCGTTTGAGCCGTTTACCAAGATGGTCACCTCACGGCGACCGGTGGCGTTTGTTGCAAAGGCCACATTGGCAGTGACGCAGTAGAAGCCAGCCTGACCGATTGTAATGTTGTCGTTGGCGTTATCAAACCAGCCATTGGGATCGTAGGAGCCGATATCTGGAGTAGCGCTGGCTGTATTGAATAGCAGTTTGGTTGAGGTGTTGTTGGTTAGCGACTGCGTTGCTGTGTTTGTGATGCGCGCGAGCCAGTTGGAGTTAGCGCCATCAAGCCTAGCATCACCGCTCACGCTAAAGGTGCCAGCGATTCCAGTATTCCCAGTTCCACCATTTGCACCGATGATCAGGTCGCCGCCACCCTGCTCAAAGACAGCGGCCTGATAGGTTGCGGAATCGCTATTGTCGGTGATAAACAATGCTGAGAAGAACGAGCGGAGTTTTACTTCTGCAAGATCGCCAGTAAGCGCTGCTGTCGTGCCAGTAGTTTCTGCTGTGATAACTAGGTAGACATAGGCAGCGTCAGACGGCGCAGTTTGAGTAGTTCCTGAAGCTGGAACAAGCGATCCGACTGTCGTCCTAGTACCAGTTGCGCCAGTGCCAGTCGTGGTCAAGTCCTGCTTGACATACGAGTAGGTGAGCCTAAATCGTGCATTTGTTCCAAGTGCCTCAGAAATGTAGGCATCTGGCACGATGGTAAGAGCGCGATCTCGGCTCGTTGCGATTGGGATGTATCGGCTGATCTGCGCGCTCTTGCCAGTCAGCGTGCCGTTGTTGATCGTCCAGCGAAGCACATTGCCAGAGCCAGCGGAAGCGTCGGCGACGACGGCGCAAGTGATCGCGCCTGCACTGTTGACATCCGTGAAAGTCCAGTACGGCAGAGGGTTCTCTTCTGTGATCGTGTCGCCAGCGGCATCCGGCGGAATGGCGAAGTCGCCGTTCGCCACTCCGGCCTGAATCTCGCGGAGCGCAGCAGGACCAAAGAGCAGCGCGGTCTCGCCGTCGCTCGATGTGCTGACGAGCGGTGCGCCCTTGTCTGCGTTGACTCCACCCTCAAACGCGCCGAAGCCTTCTAGGTTCGTGCCGTACTTACCCACGATTACTCTCCTCCGATCAGGCCGCGAAGGCCCCTGAGATACTGCCTACGGAAGTCCGCCTGAATCTCATATTGGACTTGGTAGGTGCCGCCACCTTCAGCGAAGCGCATTGTGACGCTAGGGATGTAGAGGATCTCGTTGGAGCAGTTGAGGCTCGGTGCATTGACCTTCACATACTGCCCTGGCAGCCACGCCTTCACGAGCGTGTAGGTCGCAGCTGCGGTCAGCGCGTAGCCCTGGCTGTAGCCATAGGACCAGTCAGGCGAAGAAGTCTGGCTGAGGTTGGCACCGGCGACCGTGAACGAGACCGTTCGTACTGGCTTGCCGCGCGTGACCATTGTGGCGCGAGCGAGAGCGCCGATCTGCGCTCCACGGTCTGCCTTCTTGACAATCTTTGGCGCGCTAAAGACTTCGTGCGGCAGAGGACCGTTGCGGCTTGCAAGCCCAGCGCCGTTGCGGCTGAAGGTTCCTGTGTAGGTGCGGAAGTATGGGTCGTTGGTTGGAGCAGTTGGGAAGGTCTGGTTGCTGTCGTAGCGCGCATAGGTCGAGTCTGCCTGGACAAAGATCCCCTTGACAATTCCATCATGGTCAAGATTGACCGAAAGATCGCGCGCAAGAATGCGCGTCACGGCTGCGGCACTACCAGTCTGGACGCTTGCAGGGTCGGTCACGATCTCTGCCGGTGCATTGGCGAAGGTCGGAGCAACCTCCTTAGGTCCGTAGTTGAGGCGGCCAGCGCCATCAATCCAGTAGCGGTACTGGATGTCAGCAATGCCGCCTGCCTCCTCTGCGACCTGATCGAGTGCGCTCTGGAGCGTGGTCGCCTTGAAGGTCTGCTTGCCAATGGTCTGCGCGGTGCCTGTGTAGATGGCGCGCGTAGCTCCGCTGATGACGGCGGTGTTGAGGATCTCGCGTGTGGTCGAGTCGTTGACCTGGGTGTTCACGCGAGTAAGCAAGCCGTTGATGATGTCGCGGTCAGTGCTTGTGCTTGTGCCAAGGGTGAACGAGTCCACGAATGAGGTGGCGCGGATGCCTGTCCTACCGTTGCGGATAATGGTCTTTTGTAGCCAGCCGTCAGCATCTGAGACGCTGACGGTGGCTCGCGTTCCGATACCGTTCTCTAGCAGGCTTGCGTCAATTCCAGTGATAAAGCCAAGGAAGAGTGGCGTAGACGCGCTGTAGCGGCTGTCAAAGAACTGCACGCGCGCATTGTCATGTACGCCGCCTGAGCGCCACCACGGCGTAGTGCCGCTAGGAGTCTTGGTCTCAATCACATCAAAGGACATTGACCCACCGCCGCCATCGCCAGAGAGGGTAAGGGTCAGGCTGCCAAGATCCACATACGGCGTGGTCGTGGAGGCTGGAGCTGGGAAGGTCAGCAGGTCGCCACCGGCTCCTGCGCCTGTGACTCCTGCGACGATCAGCGTGAACGGTGCGGCCACTAGTAGTTGCGCCCTTGTGTCGTAATCCTTCCGAGTGAGTTGCTCACTACTGTGTCGACCTTCTGTGTGCCGATTGAGACATTGCTGGTCAGATATACGGTTGATCCAGGTGCGCCGTATGATGTTCCGACGCTTGCACCTGCTGTTCCTGCCAGTGCCGATGCCGTAAATGTTGACTGATCGCCAATGCCAAGGAAGTTCATTCCGGCGACGATGGCATCAATCGTAATGCGAATAGCATCAAGGAGCAGTTTTAGTGGCATTAGTGAAATCTCTAATGCTGCCGCATAGGTACCCATATCCGTACCCATAACTTTTCCGAGTTTTCCAAGAGAATCCAAAAGTGGCGTGATTGCTTCGTCAATAAACTTTTTATATACCGGCGCAACATTTGCAATGAACTGCTCAAAGGCTGGCAGCCCTGTTGTAGTCAACCAGTCAAGCACCTTGTTGACTTCTGGCAGCAACTTGTAGCCAAGGTTCTCCATCGCCTCATTGAATCGCACTTGTCCTGTCGCCAGTTTGCCGCTCGTCGAGTTGGCGATCTCAGCAGCAATGCCGCTGTACTTCTCAGACGCAGCATTGAGGATGTCCTGGATCGTTGCGCCCTTCTTGACTTCAATGCCGAGCGCCCTCAGTCCGCGTGTCTGCCCCTGCGCGCCCTTGCCGATGGTCATCATTACTTCTGCTAGGTCGGTGCCGGTAACGGCGGCGATGTCAGCCGCAATGCTGTTTGCCTTGAGCAGCGTCTCCTGATCCTTAAAGAAACGCGAGCCGATCTCTAGCCCTGCGCGTACTTGATCATCTGCGATGCCGAGCGCGCCCATTGCGGTGATCTGCTCGCGGATTGCCTTGTTGAGTTTCTGCGTGTCAAACCCACGCTGGCGTAGTGCGGCGTTGAGTAGGATTGTCTGTCGCTCGTCATCCATCGCTGACTTGATTGCGTCGGCTGCGAATGCGGCAAGAGCCGTGGCGGCGGCAAGTGAGGCAGCAGCTACGCCCTTGAAGGCGGTGATACCAGTCCGGCGGAGTTTGCCCATTGAAGTGCCGATCTTGCCAAGTGGGCCACTTGCCTGATCCTTAGCCTTGACGACAAAGTTGGCGGTCTGGTTTCCAGCCATCAGCGTTGGTTACCTCTCTTGAACTTCAGGATGGTGTTGCGGAAGGCCTCATCGTTAAAGAATGCGGCGACCGTCTTACTGTATGACTCTACTGCTCGGTCGATGTTTGAGCGCTGCTTTACCACTTCATCAACAAATGGTCGCTTCTGCACGCCCTTCACAGCGAAGGTGCCGTTAGGAGTTGTGCGCCGATTGCCGACTCCACCGACTACCAGCCAGCCGTAGAACACGCCGTTGCGCCCACCTTTGATTCCGACCACCGCAGCAGGATTGTTGAACCGAGCCTTGCGCGCCAGCACCTTCTTTCGTAGCTTGCCAGTCTGACCCTTGGGTGCTTTGTCGCGCATTGGCTTCTGAAGTGTGCGCGCGGCGTTGAGTGTGGCGAACGATGCAAGACGCTTGAACGCTGAAGGGTTAGAACCCTTGAGGAACCCCAGCCGTAGTTGGTCGTAGTTGCTATCGAACTGACCTTCTACGACTACTCCGGCTCGCATCATTTCCCTTTCGGCTGGATCTCTGCGTGAATCATCCAGTGCAGCAATACCTGATCTAACGGTAGGCTCGCCACCTCATCTGGCCACATTCCGAACTTCTCGCCCAACAGGTGGAAGATGATCTCTGGCGGAGGCGAGATTGTTTGTCCAATCGCCATCCGCTTGGCAGCGAGCCTTACCTGGGGTTTGGCTGGTTCGCCTTGCCCCACGCTTCAAGCGTCTGCGTTAGCGCGTCTACCGGTGCATCCAGCACATCGTCGCAAGGCTTGCCATCAAGCCCCTTGAAGTTATGCGTGACTACCAGTTTAGAGAACGCGCCCAGTGATCGATTAGAGTCGCCTGACTCCAAGTCAAGCAGGATGCGCGCCGATACTTGCTTTCGCAGCTCGGCTGTCCATCCAGCGAACTCACCCTCCAGGGCAATCTTTACGGTGTCCATATTGACCCTCCTACTAGCGCCTTAGGCGCTGCTCTTTACGGCGCTGTTGCCAGCGGCGAATCCACCACGATCTCAAGCGACTTGCCTGAGGTCACATCGAACGCCAATCGGCAGGTGACCTCATTGACCACCACGCCCTCGTTATCCGCTGAGAGCGGAACGATGTTCTCGATCTCCCATGAGCCGAGAATCCACACGCCGAAGTTATCGGCAGTCGTGCCGTACAGGCGCAGATACTTCTGCGTGGCGATGTCGGTGATTGGGAAACTCGTCGTGGCTGCTGCGTTGCTCGCCACCGTGAAGGTGAGCGTTGCATCGAGAACGCCAGTCAGCGCGGCGGTGGCGGCCGTCAGGCTGCCGTCAAGCGCCGTGATCATTCCCACACCTGTCGTGATTGACAGATTGAAGTTGTAGATCGACGAGAAGTCCGTTGCGCCAGTGCCGGTCTTGTCTGGGAAGTTGGTGTCGGTGCTCAACTTCATCAAGCGCCCAGCCATCATTGGGTTGGCAGGGATCGCGTTAGGGAAGGCGAGTGCCGATGACTCCACCGTGGTTGCGGCAAAGGTTGCGCCCATCTGGAGCAAGCCTGTGGCATCTGCCGAGAAGGTGATCTCGGTCGGAGCTGCGTCGCGCACGAGATACTTCTGTACGCCGTCGGTCACAAGGAACGAGTAGAACACGAGCGTGTCGACATCGCCCTGCGTTGGTGACCAAGTCCAGGTGTACGGCGAAGCCGTGCCTGAGGTGCTCGCGCCGATTGCGTCAAGGACGAGCGGCAGGGTTCGCATTGAAGCAGGACCCTCTGCGATGGTGAGGACTGGAGCCTTGCCGGTGATCGTTGGTCGCCCAGCCTGAATGGCGGTGCGCTTGCCAACTGAGGTGGTCTCGCCGAGATCGACAGAAATGCCCAAATCTAGGCTGCCAATCGTCTCGTTGAACAGGATCTCGCCAGTCGCCGTACCCATGGCGGCTGCGGTTCCGAAAGCGGACTGCGACGCAGTAGCGATTCGCGTCAGAGCCTTTGCGCCGTAAGTTGCCATCTCTCGATCTCCTTGCTCTACGCGGTGAACGCCACGGTGTCATAGACCGTGACTTCCGCAGTTGCTTCTACGGTCAGGTATTCCTGATCGGCGTATGTATCTGTGCCGAGTGTAGTAGCAGTGACTGCTACCTGAACGGCATTTCCACTAATGGTGACCGCGCCATCAAAGGCTGTTCGCAGCCAAGCGCGCCAGGTGTACAGGTCGCGGTACTTGTCATCCATGCGTGGGATTGGGAGGAGATACAGGCGGATCGCCACCGTCAGCACCGTGGTGCGGTTTCCGTTGCCGATGGTGACCGAGTCATCGCCAGGGAAGAGGATGACAGCAGGCACAACCGGCAGCGACTCTGGAGGCGTGGCGTATGCCTTTCGGAGCGTGTAGCCAGCAGGCTTTGTGACCGCCGTCAGTCGAGCTGCAATGGCATCAAGAATGGTCAGGTCGTTCATCGCGCCAAGCC